TAAAAACGCAAAGAAAGTAGCTATGAAGCCTAAGAATATGCCTTACAAAGGATATACAGCAGCATACGCAAAAAGAATAGGAATAAGTAGATAATTATGGCAACAGCATTATTCATATCAAGAACAGATTTAGTCAAGAATAGTATCATTGATGGCAACGTAGATACTGATAAATTTATACAGTTTATTAAGTTAGCACAAGAGATTGAGATAAGAAACTACTTAGGAACTAAACTTTACGAAAAGCTACAAAACGATATAGCAGGATCAGGTGTTACAGGTAACTACCAAACCTTACTTAACAAATACGTTCAGCCTATGTTGATATGGTATGCACAAGCAGAGTACATTCCTTACGCAGCTTATCAAATAAAGAACGGAGGAGTATTTAAGCATACAAGCGAGAACTCAGAAACAGTTTCAAGAAGCGAAGTAGACTATTTAGTAAACAAAGCAAGAAACACAGCAGAGTATTACACTCAGAGATTTTTAGATTACATTAACAACAATAGTAATTTATTTCCTGAGTATAATCAAAATCAGGGTGGCGATGTTTACCCAGATAGCGATGGTTTATTTAACGGATGGGTATTGTGAGATACAAACCGAAAGAAAAAAATATAATTAAATTAAAACAGTATTTAAATGGCAAATACGATAGATTGGGGAAAATCATACAGCTACAGTTATTGGGGGAACGCAACAACGACCAATAGTTGGGGAGATGATTATATAGTAGAGTATTTGACTTCTGATCTTAGGAGAAGAGTGCAGATATACGAAAACAACACAATGACTATACAACTATTAGAGAATATACAATGAGTTTACTACAAAAAGCATCCATAATAACCACACCTACAGCTTATGCTGAGGACTTTCTGTATAACATTAAACCTGCAGGGGGTTTAGGAGATGAGCTTGTTACTAATGGAACATTCGATACAGATTCTAATTGGACTAAAGGCGCAGGAACAACTATATCAGGTGGTAAAGCTAATTTTTCAAGTGCAACAGGTGTTTCTTTATATCAAAATATAGGTACACAATCAAGTATTGTTCAAGTAACATTTTTTGTTACAGATTATACAAGTGGAACTTTAAATGTATATAGTGGGGGTAATCAATCAGTAAGCACTATAAATGTAACAGCAAATGCTATTGGGCAATATACAGCTTATGTAGATAGAAGTGGAGGTAACAACAATATTATATTTGGCTCAAGTAACAGTTTTACAGGCTCTATTGATAATGTAAGTGTTAAAGAAGTAGTTGACTTTGACTTTGACAGAAACTCAACAGGAACAAGAGTCAATGAAGATTATCTTATCGAAGATGTGCCTTATAATTTGTTAAGCTATTCTAATGGGTTTAATAATTGGTCTAATAGTGGAACAATTACAAGAACAGGTGGTCAGGCAGGATTATATAATACTTTTGATGCTTGGTTGATTACAAAAGGTAGTGGAGGTGCATTTATTAGACAAAGTAATGCACAAGCAGGAACAAGAACATTTAGTGTATATGCTAAAGCAGATACTGCTACTTTTCTTTTATTAGATATAGATGGTAGTCCTGATGCTTTTCAATATTATGATTTATCTAATGGTGTGTTAGGTGCAACAGGAACTAATGCTAATGCAGAAATTAAGCATTGTGGTAATGGTTGGTATAGATGTTCAGTAACAGGAAATGACACATATACTGAAGTTAGGATATATCCTGCTGAAGGCAATAATAGTGTAGGCGCAACTAATACACAATTATTTTTACAAAATGCACAAATGGTCAAAGGCGACCAACCAAAAGACTATCTAAAAACAACAGACAGATTAGACATACCAAGAATAGATTACACAAACGGAGAGCCGAGTATCTTGCTTGAACCTCAACGACAAAATTTTATTACATACTCACAAGATTATTCTCAATGGTCAAACCAAACAACACCAACTGTAACATCAAATTTTGGCATAAGTCCTGAGGGTATAACCAATGCAGATAAAATTACAGCAAGTTCTAATACCTCTGCTAAATACATAGGCTTTACTTTAGCAACAAGTACAGTACATACAGGCTCAGTATTTTTAAAAAACATAGATTCTACTCAATCAAGGGTAGAAGTATTTGCATCAAGTTATGCTTATCCTGTAATCGAAATAAGTTGGAATGGCTATATACCAAGCACTTTATCTTCTGCTAATGCAACAAACATACAATATCAAGAATATACAAATAATTGGTGGCGAGTTTCATATCAGTTTACAACAGATTCATCTATTACAAGTTATAACACTTATATTTATCCTGACAGAGTTAATGCAAGTAAATCAATATTAGCATTTGGCTCACAACTTGAAGCAGGAAGCTATGCAACATCTCTAATACACACTTCAGGAAGTGCAGTTACTCGTAGTGCAGATGCAGCAAACAATGCAGGAAACAGCGACTTAATAAGCTCTACAGAGGGAGTGCTTTATACAGAATTAAAGATATTAGCTAATGATGGTACTTTTAGAGTAATTACTTTAAATGACGGTACACAAAATAATGTTATTGAGTACAGGTATAGACAGGTAGATAATCAAATACAGTTTCTTGTAAGAGATGGTGGCTCAGTAACAGTTAATAGTTTAATATTATTTACAAATCTTTTAGAGCATAACAAAATAGCTTTTCAATACAAGGCTAACGATTTTAAAATATTTGCAAATGGTAAAGAGATTGGAACAGACACATCAGGTACAGTACCGAGTGGCTTAAATCAATTAGATTTTGATTTTGCAGGTAGTTCTAATTTCTACGGAAATGTAAAAAGCCTAATGGTATTTAAAGAAGCTCTTACTGACTTAGAATTAGAGAAACTAACAGGCTACAACAACCACGAACTATATATGAATTATTACAATAGATTAAGCTATTTAGGTTTAGTAGAAGAATACAATGTAGAATCCGATATAAACAATTATATATTATGATACCAAGTTTATTACAAATACCAAGTGCTGTAAGCGATTCTAAGCTACATTCAGTTTTACCTAATAATGGTAAAGGCGATTTTACTTTCGATAGAAGTACAGGCGCAACAAGAATTAACCAAGATGGCTTAATAGAAGAAGTAGGATATTTCTCAAGTGAGTTAGTACAAAACGGAAACTTTAGTGAATTAGGAAGCGAGTTAATAGTAAACGGAGATTTTGCTACAGACAGTAATTGGATAAAGGGTGCAGGTTGGTCAATTAGTAATGGTAAAGCAAGTAAAACAGGAAGCACATCAGATTCTTTATATCAGTCAGGTACTTTTTTACAAAACAAAACATACAAGTTAAGTTTTTCTTTAACTAACACTACACAAGGTAATCTTATAGGTCAATTATTTGGAGGTGGTGGCAGTAATGAGTTTTTTAACACAACAAGTATTGCGAATGGAAATTATACTTTCTATGTTAAAGCGTCTATAAATAGAACAACATTTGGATTTTATGCTTCAGGAAGTTTTGATGGCTCAATAGACAACGTATCAGTAAAACAAGTTGACCCTAATGATAGATGGACTTTAGGAACAGGTTGGAGTTTAGGTGATGGTGTAGCAAGTTCAGATGGTAGTCAAACAGGAAATAGTAATTTAGTTGGGGATACAGGTGTAGCAACAGTAGGAAAAACTTTTAAAATTTCTTATACAGTATCTAATTATTCAGCAGGTTCAGCTTTTATATCTATGGGTGGTTATGATTATTTAGCACAAATTATTGATTCTAATGGAGAGTTTACACAAATACTAACAGTAAGTAATGCTTCATCAAATACTAAATTTTATGTAACTGCAAATAGTACTTTTGTTGGCTCTGTATCAAACATAAGCGTAGTAGAAGTACAAGGCGATAGACCAAGATTAAGTTACGATATAACAAATGGAGTAGTAGAAGATAAACCACATTTACTTTTAGAGCCGAGTTCTACAAATGTTTTTCCCTTTTCAAACTTTTTTGGAAGTGGTGCTTTAGAAATATACAGCAATGGAACACAAACACATACAGTTACTAATAATTACAGCATATCTCCTGATGGTAATAAAAACTCAATTAGATTACAAGCCACAGTTGGCTCATCAAGTTCAGACCGAGTGGTTTTGAGAGATTTAGTTACAGCAGGTGCTACTACATTTACATTTAGCGTGTATGCAAAATCTAACACTACTGACAATGTTACTTTAGGTTTTCATTCAGGAGGAGGAACACCATCTACTTTTGTAGCAACTCCTAATTGGCAAAGATTTACTTATACAGCTACACTTACAGCAACTTCTAATGTAGGTGTAGAGGTAAGAGGAGGACAAACAAGTAGTAATGTAGATGTGTCTTTATTTGGTTATCAATTAGAACAGCAATCATTCGCTACATCATACATACCTACAGCAGGAACAACTATCACAAGAGCTGCTGAAACTTGTAACAATTCTAAACCAAGTGTAAATAGTACAGAGGGTGTTTTATATGCAGAGATAGCAAGACCTGTAAATGATTCTGTTATTAGGTCAATAGCGTTAAGTGATAATAGTTTAAGTGATGTTGTGTTAATTCAATACTATAATAATAATATTGGTGTTGTTGTAAAAGTAGGCTCTGCTGCACAAGCAGTATTTGCAGTTTCTAACACAGATTTAAATTTAAACAAAATAGCAATATCTTGGGCTGTTAACAATTTTAAGGTTTATGTTAATGGAAGTTTAGCAGGAACAGACACAAGTGGCAGTACCTTTAGCGCAGGAACTTTGACAACTTTAAGTTTTGATAATGGAGGTGGAAGCGAAGATTATTACGGAAAAGTAAAAGGTTTAGCAGTATATAACGAAGCATTAAGCGAATCACAACTTATGCAACTAACAGGCGTAACAGCGTCATCAATATATAACAATTTTGTAACAAGAACAGCATCCTTTACAGTAGAAGCATTAAACGAAGTTAAAAAAGTAAT